CAGTTCTTTTTTAACTTCACTTATAAAAGATCACGATCCAGATCCAAATGCAATTTTAAATTACGATATTTATTATATCGACAGAAAAACTAGTGAGTCAAATCAAACTCTTTCTTTTGAAATGACCAGTTCCATTGACTTGGAAAATTTTAGCGTTCCAAAAAGACTGGTTATTCAAGATAGATGTCAGTGGCAATACAGAGGAGAAGGATGTTGTTATACTAATAACTTATCAGCTAGTACACACGGAACTACAGATCGTGGGATTTTAGACCCTAAAAATTCAAATTATATACCAGTTGCTAACGATTTAAATGAAAGAATTTTTGATGAATCAGAAACCAATCAAAATGGGATTTTGAGGTTAACCACAAAAGTTGGGACAACTTCAAGTTTATGGAATAAAAATAAAGACTCAAATTATACGGTTGGAGAAATGGTATTTATAACAAAAAATGGGGTAGAATACCACTTTGTATGCAAAGTGGAACATGCTCCGAGTTTAGATACCGCCCCACCAAATACGGATTATTGGATAGCGGATCAATGTTCAAAAAGCGTTCAAGGGTGCAAACTTAGATGGCAAGGAGTTTTGCCATACGGAGGTTTTCCAGCAGTTAATAAAGCATGATTTTATCTAACAAACAAAAAGAAGAAATCAAAAAACATTCTGAAGAAATTTATCCAGAAGAATGTTGCGGCTTTGTTTTACCAGACACGATACTCAAATGCAACAATCAAGCTAAAGATAAAATTTCGAATTTTACAATTTCACCAGTTGACTACTTGAAAGCCAAAGATCTTGGAGCTTGGGCTGTTTATCATTCTCATCCAGATAGTTTTTCCGAAGCATCTCTCAATGATAAATTCAATCAAAAAAACTATCAAATGCCGCTCATCATTTTCAGCGGAAAAAATCAAAAATTTAAAATTATTCGACCAGATGAGTCAGAAGACTCAATTGATTTGTATGTCTCAAAAAATCCAAAAGACGATTTAACTGAAAGTCAGAAAGAAACTATCAAAAAGTATTGTTTAGAAAAGTACCCAGAAGAAGCTTGTGGTCTTGGTCTTAAAAATGGCCAAGTTGTTTTCTGCGAGAATAAATCTTCTGATAAAATAAATTTCTTCGCAATTCAACAATCAGAGTCAGAAAAATACAAAGAGCAAGTCGAATTTGTTTTTCATTCTCATTGTAAAGACGAATATGCTACTTTTTCAGATGCAGATGAACAAGTTTCCACAAAAACTCAAACAAAGTATGTATTATACAATGTTTTGACTGACGAATTCAAGTGCTTTTATCCGCAAAAAGAACTCGCTTACATCGGCAGGACATTGGTTCCCGGTGTTATCGATTGCTCTTCTTTAGCTCAGGATTATTATAAAAAAGAATTAAACATAGACTTTCCGACTATGAACCACCCATTCAGGTTTCATAGATTCAATAAAGCTTTTATCAAAAAGTGTAAAGAATATTGGCAAAATGAAGATGCGATGGTTTTAGTAGATTTTTACTTAAATAGAAATTTTATTGAAGTGAGCGATCCAAGAAAACATGACATAATACTGTCTAATTCTTACAATTTTGCCAAAGGCTTTTGTCACATATCTGTTTATTTGGGAGAAGATAAAGTTTTAGATTATGCAAGAAACGGCATTTCTGCAATTTGTTCAATGCAAGAGTTTGAAAGCAAAAGCAACGGAGAAATTAAATTTTTAAGACACAAAAGTCTACTATGAAAAAACTTACAAAAATAAAATTTCATGGAGAACTTGGCGAGCATATGGGCAAAGAATATAATTTGTCTGTAGGCTCTGTCAAAGAGGCTCTTCAGGCTGTAAATAAAATAAGCGGCAAAAAGCTGAGTAAGTATTTTATGAAAGACAATAACTTTCATAACGAATATAGAATTCTTGTAAATGGAAAAGATTTGGCATCAAAACACAAAAAAATTGATAGTGTCGATAAAGTAAACAGTTCAGAAATTGTAATAGAAAGAAAAAATCTTGATACAATAGACATTGTGCCAGTAATTCAAGGTTCTGGAAATAACTTTCTTGCAATTTTACTTGTTGTTGTTGCAGTAGTTTTAATAGCAACTGGTGTTGGTGCAGCGGCTTTCGGCGCGTTTATGGCTCAAGGTGCCGCACAAGCTGGTCTAGCAACTGCAACTACACTTGGAATAAGTGCTGGCACAGCTATAGTCGCTGGACTCGGTCTTTTAGCTGCTGGCATATCAGTGCTTTTGTCCAAGCCGCCGGAATTTGCAGCTTTTCAAGATACTAGTACAGCAGGAGGAAAAAGATCTTATTTGTTTAACGGCCCAGAAAACGTGCAAGGCGAAGGCAGAGCAGTACCCTTTGGATATGGTCGCCTTAAAATAGGAAGTCAATCTATTGACGCTACATACGAAATTACTTACGCAGATGCAGACACTAACCCATTAACCTCTTGATGAAAAAAGACGAATCAAAAGAAAACGAGCAAATTGTCTTTTATCAAGGGCAAGGTGGTGGCCCACCTCCACCCCCAGATCCTAGAGACCCTCAAGAAGTAGATGAAGGCGTTTTAAATCAGAAAGAAAACCCAAATGCAGCGTCTCAAACATTTGACAGAGCCGTTTCTCTCACAAAAATTAGGGTATCCGACCTTTTGTCAGAAGGAGAAATCCAAGGTCTTGTTACTGGCTATTATAACCATATCGGCCTTGAGGGTCAAACAGGATATTATTCTTCTGAATTTATCAAAAACCCCGGAGTGGCGCTTGGCGAAGGAACATACTACAACCTTCAATCTGTTTACTTAAACGATGTTCCACTTGTAGATGGAGATGGCAAGTTTAATTTTCAACAAATCAATTTTACAGAATCAAAAGGTGGCCCAACTCCTTCTGAAGAAACCCAAATCACCAATCCAGATGGAAACGGACTTTCGATTGTAAGAAGAATCGGAGAAAGATTAAGAGGGCCAAACATCATTGTTCTTGAAGATGGCTCAACACAAGTTGATCCTGATGTTGGAGAAGACACGTTTTCGAAATATTACAGAATTCTAAACAAGTTTTGCAGCAGAGCGCAAGTAAACATAAGATTCAATGCATTAAGAGTCATAAATAAAACTGGGCCAAGAACAAATCCTCCCGGCGCACCAGTCGGAAAAGGATTTGGGGATACAAAAGAAGCTGAAGTTGAAATAGAAATTTTTTCAAGAAAACTTTTTTCAAATGCAGAAGGAAATAATGGAACGCAGGGTTATACTTTAAAAAAAGCTAAAACTATAAAAGGTAAAATATCTCAAGGGTACATACAAGCTATTCCATTTGACACAGGTCTAACCCAAGAAGATTTAAATAACCCAACTTTTATGGGTTTTGAAATAAAGGTAAGAAGGCTTACTTCCGACTCGATAAATTCCGATAGAACAGATCAAAGCGTAATCGACAGTTTGATAGAATACTATGAAGATCAATATGGATATCCTAATAGTGCAATTGTAAGCTGTAAATTTGAAGCTGAATACTTCAGTTCTATTCCTACCAGAACGTATGAAGTAGATCTTTTGAAAGTAAAAATTCCTTCAAATTACGACCCAATTACAAGAAAATACACAGGAAGCTGGGACGGTACATTTGCCACAGAAAAAAAATGGAGCGACAATCCAGCTTGGTGTTTTTACGATTTGCTGACAAACAAAAGATATGGCCTTGGCGAGCAAATCCAAGAAAGTTTGGTGGATAAATGGACTTTATATGAAATCGCGCAGTATTGCGACGAAATGGTTTCAGATGGAAAAGGTGGATACGAACCAAGATTTAGTTGCGATCTTTATTTTAATGATAGATTGGATGCGTACACGGCACTGCAAGATTTCGCATCTATTTTTAGAGGTTTGATTTATTACGCTGGCGGTAGCATTCGCGCTTTTCAAGACAAACCTTCTGATCCAATTCATACATTCACAAATGCAAATGTAGAAGGTGGCAATTTTAAGTATCAATCAAGCTCCAGAAAATCAAGATTCAATACTGTAGCAGTAAGATACAACGATAGAAATAATGATTATACACCATCCATAGAAGTAATAGAAGATATTGATGGAATAAGAAGAAACGGGGTGATAAGAAAAGAAGTTACAGCTTTCGGTATCACTAGGAAATCTCAAGCTCAAAGACTTGGAAGATGGGTTATTAGCACTGACAATTTAGAAACAGAAACAATGAGTTTTGGGGCTGGCATTGAAGCTGCGCTTCTTGAACCCGGAGATGTAGTCAGAATAGCCGATAACACAAAAACAAGCAAAAGGCACGGCGGCAGAATAAAAAACATTTCTGCCACTGCGTCAGAAACTCAAATAACACTTGATTCTGAAATACCACTAAGTGGCGCTGAAACTTACGAGTTCTCACTTCTTACTCCAACTTATCAATATGACCCAGCACTAGTCACCGGATTGACATCTAATGATGTTTCTGGAATTGACAGAAGCGCAATTCAATCATTTTCTTTTGCTGGCTCGTTGGCTTCTGGAGTAACAGGCGCAGACAACATCGTAAGAACACAAATAACCACTAACGACACTTTAAATATTTCTGATTATGAAGTAAGCGGTGTCAATGTATTTACTATTCATTCTAGTGGGGAAATAGACAAAAATCCAGATGAATTATACAGAGTTATATCTGTGGCAGAATCAGAACCAGCATCAAAATATGATGTCCAATGCATTATTTACAAGCCAGAGAAATATACTAAAGTAGATAATTCCACAAAAATAGAAAATACAAACATATATGCTATACCAGATCCTCCAAACGAATTGATAATTGGAGATGTTGAATTTATACAAAATACTGAAGGTGAAAATAGTAAATTTTCTCAAATTCCTTTTACAGTAAGATTACCAGACAATAGTTTGAGCGGAATAAAAAGTGTGGCTATTTATGCTAAAAAATCTGGGATAGGAGATGGCGGAT